AGCTTGAACGCGTCGGCAACGACAGTGATGAGCGTGAGCGACTCGAGAAGGAACTTGAGGACTTGCAAGCCAGCTTCCGAACCAAAGAGCAGCAGGTCGAATGGGAGAAGAAGCAATCCGAGAAGAAGTACCAGTCCGAACTTGAGAGCGAACGCAAAGAGCGCGAACGCTGGCAGAAGATGTATCAGAGTGAGAAGATCGATCGATCACTGCTTGATGCGGCCGGCCCCGAGGCTTTCAACCCGACGTTGATCGTCGACTTGCTCCGTAATCAAACCACGTTGAAAGCAGAGAACGTCGAGGGCGAGGATCGACTCATCCCGATGGTCAACTTCAACGATGTTGACGAGAAGACTGGTGAACCAATCAAGACGCTTCGCACGCCGGAAGATGCCGTGAAGCGAATGAAAGAACTACCGCAGATCTATGGCGGGTTATTCCGAGCCAATGTCGTCAGCGGAGTTGGAGCAGGAGCGGCCGAGGCCACCCCTGGCGCCAACAGTCGTATTGACGTCACGAAGCTCACTCCTGAGCAGTATCGCAAGATCCGCAAGGAGAATCCAGAACTATTGGGACTGAAGTCCCGATCCTATTGAGCAGTCCGCGCCGCTTGATACTACCGGGTTGCCGGGTTTCCACGTGTCATTACCAGGGGTGACATGTCAGTAAACACCTGGGTTACTGTACCTTTACCTATTTACTCAACAGGAGTTCTTAAATGAATCTCTATCCTCTGTGTTTCGCAAACGACGTGGACGCTCTGGTTCCCGAACTGTGGGCGAATGAGTCGTTGGCCATTCTCGAAGAGAACATGGTCATGGCGCGGCTAGTTCATCGTGACTTCAGCCCGCTCGTAGCTTCCTATGGCGATGTCGTGAACACCCGCAAGCCGGGCGAGTTCAGCACCAAGCGTAAGGTCGCTGCTGACAGTGTCGTGTCTCAGGACGCGGTCGCAACTAACGTGCAGGTTCCTTTGGATCAGCACGTCTACGTCACCTTCACTATCAAGGACAGTGAAGCTTCTTACTCCTTCAAGGAATTGGTCGAGATGTTCATGCAACCTGCCGCAATGCAGATGGCTCGAACAGTTGATCGAATCCTCGCTGGTCAGGCCCCTCAGTTCTTCGGTACGGCCAAGGTTGGTCGACTCGCCGAGATGACGGCTTCGAACGCCCGAGACTTTGTCTTGGACGCACGTCAGAAGCTGAACGAGAACAAGGCCTACCAGGCTGGTCGTAACTTGGTTCTGTCGCCGGGCGCTGAACGTCAGTTCCTCGACACTGCCATCTACACCAAAGCCAACGAGCGTGGCGACGGTGGAACGGCTCTTGAGGAAGCACGTCTTGGCCGTATCGACGGCTTCGACACGTACCTCGACCAGAACGTTCCTTACCGAACGATCACGGACGCCGACACGGTAACGTGCAACCATACGGCTGGTGCCTCCCCTGGCGACACTGGCAACAAGGCTTGCACCGCGACCGGTAACGGCTTCGTTGGTTGCTTTGTCTGGCTGACTGGCGAAGGCCAACCTCACTGGATCTCGGCTTTGACCGAATCCGGCAACAACTTGACTGGTATCACGTTGGAAGACGCCTACGTGAACACGGTTGCGGCCAACGCTGTTGGTTACATCTTCAGTCCTGCTGTTGTTGAAGGTGCTTACGCCGCCAACTACACCAAGGGCATCACCCTGAACGGCATTACCGCGAACAAGCTTCCGGTTGTCGGTCAGATGCTTGCCTTTGGTGCCAACACGGCCGCTCGCGCGACTTACACGATCATCGAAGTTGACTCCGTCAACACGACGAGCGTGATTGTCTGGCTTGACCGTCCGTTGGAGAATGCTTTGGCGGACGCCGACGGTGCCTTCCCTGGCCCGCACGGTGGTGTCAACTTGGCGTTCCATCGCAACGCTATCGCAATGGTCTCACGACCTCTGGCGACGGCTGCGAACGGTCTCGACGTCAAGATGGGTCTCGGCAGTTACAATGATCTGTCCATGCGTGTGGCGATGCAATACGACATCACCTCGCAGGGTACGATCGTGACTCTCGATACCTTGTTCGGTGTGAAGGTTGTTGAGCCTCTCTTGGGCTGCGTCATCCTTTCCTGATCCGAACTCTGATTAGTCCTTTCAAGTCACTGGGGCGGGCAACCGCCCCAGCGGCTTCTTTCTACCCAGGAGAGCCTCTATGGAATATGTACGGATGCTAAAGGACTTCGGTCCTGTATTAGGTGTAATACTCTTCTTCATCTGGCGAGATTGGAAACGCGAAGACAGGATGGTTGAAAGGATAACGGCTCTTGAGGAGTTCCAGTCGGAGCAACTCATTCAGCTGATCACAAAGACAAACGAAGTGGTCGCACATAACACAGAGCAACTGAAGTGGGTCGCCGCTTTGGTTCAAGGGCGCCATAATGACTGAACGGCCGAACTACAACTTGAAACGATTCCAGGCACGGAACATCGCGACTCTGAAGAAAGAGTACGGCGGTGACGTGACTGTCTACCAGCTCACGCCGGGTTCAGCGACAACCAACCGAGACTCTGGAGCAAAGTCTGCAACATACACCTCGTTCGAAGTACAACGAGCAGTTGTCATGCCTGTCCATGCCATGCGGCATGTGATCCAGACTATCTCCATCATCTCTGCGAACAAGAAGCTGGTTCAAGGCGGTTCCTTTGATGCGGGTGACCGTGTCTTCCTGATTGACCGGAACGATCTTCCTACATCTTACGAGATGAAGAAGAACGACTGGATCGAATACGAAGGGGATCGATACGACATCAAGTACTTCGATGAATATGAGCCGCTCACGAGCTGGCTCGTCCTGGGCAAAGTCATCACAGGTGTTACGCCTGAACTACACAAGCGTACTTCCTCGCGTGACTTACTAGGAATCACAGATACCGTTAGCGTGGTAAAGGTGTAAGCAATATGAATGAGAATCTAGCGCGGTGGATTAACATCTCAATAGCGAAACACTTCGAGCCATTTGCTGCGGGCTTCAGTTTACCGTACTTCGTTGAAGGCGTCGATGAACGCGACGACGAAGTAGGGGAGGATCACGTTGAACAACGTATAACTGGTCCCCAATACAGAGAGAAGGGTAACGGCAAGTACGAAGTCACTGTCGGGATCAACTTCTTGTTCACTGCACTGATGGATATGGCTGGTGCGGACAGCTATCGGTTAGACAGGTGGGCGGGCAAGTATTCCGAAGAGATGATGGAAGTCGTTCCGATCTACAAGTATGGAACAGGTGCCGATGACGATCAGTCGTTCATCGGGTGTCTTCAGTTGAACAACTCGAAGGCTCGCGGAGTCAACATCTATCCGTTCGGTCAGCTCGATAAGGATCATCGAGTCAGACAGTCCGAAGTGGACGCTCTTTACTATATGGATTACACACCTTAACAATAACGGGAGATTCAATAATGGCCCGAATCGAACTCCGCAACGTGACCGTCTACATTCAGGATGGTCTCAGCGGTACTGCCACTTTGTCGGCTAACGGTACTCTGAACGATACGACTCTCGACATCGATAACATCGTTCTGAATACTGAAGACACCGATCTCGTGCCGATTGGTGCGCGACTGTATCTGGACGGTTCAACAGTCAATGCGGTTCACTCCGTAACGGCTCGAGATCCGGTCTCGACCAGTCCTACCACTTGTGTCACGATCACTCCAATCCTCGGAGCTGGTACTTACAACTCCGGCAACTCCGAGAACGCCATCACGTTTATCAACCAGCGAATCGCTGTTGGTATCGGTGAAGGCAACATCACATTCACGGAAGCGAAGGAATACGAATACCTCCGCGATCGTGGCGACTTGAACACGGTTCGTGAAGGTGATGAGCAACCAGTCGAAGTCGCACTCGAGTTTGAGTACGAGTATGTGCGAGCGTCGTCCGGTCAAGATGTAACACCTGTTGACGCTATCAAGCGCATCAACGGTGCGGCCGAATGGGTATCCAGTTCTTCTGACGCATGTGAGCCGTACGCGGTTGACATCCTGTTGAAGCATTGCGTGCCTTGCGGTTCTGACGAAGACGAAGATCTGCTGCTTCCCGACTTCCGTTGGGAAGGACTAGATTACGACCTCCAAGCTGCGACCATCGCAGTGTCTGGTCGTTGCAACGTGTCCAGCGCGACCGTGACCCGGTCCACTGACACTGAATGTTGATCCTAAGTGAGTGAGGGCGGGTCTACCGCCCTCACTTCTTTCTTACCTCTTACGCCTCGGAGAATTGAAATGAAGTTCGGTAACACAGTATTGGAAGGTCCAAACCAGGAGCTCCTTGTCATCCCTCGCCCCACTGGCAACCTTGTAGTGAAGGCTCAAACCGTCACCAGCTACAAGGAGTTCGAAGCCTTGGTGCCTGTCCCGAAGCCCGGCGGCATTCGGACGAAGGAAGGGTTCAAAGAGGATCGTGAAGCACCTGATTTCCTGACT